AGCCATGACTTTATCTTGCACATACTTTTCTGCGTCGGCGCGGTATTGTTCTTCTGTAAGAGTACCTGCTTGAACCTGCGAACCTAACGTCTTTACATACGTTTTAAACTCAGCGGACGCTACTATTGCTTCGGCTTGTGTTTTTCTAAGCAGGTCTAGCGTGGAGTTAAATCCTTCAGAGGCAGAGCCACCTATAGCTTCGGCAAGGTCTAATGCTGTAGATGTGGCTAGCCCCGCAAAGTTCTGGGCTTTATTTATAGCCCCTAAGACATCATCTGTAAGGTCTTTAACGTTTACCTTTTTTCCTACAGCAGAGAAGGTTTTTAAGAGAGCGCCGAGCCCACTTTTTGTCATAAACGAAGCTGCTAGGTTAGGTATCTCTTCTACTACCTCGCTGCCGAACTCCGCTAAAGCCGATTCGGGGGCTTCTTTGAGACCACCAAAAAACTTTATCGTGCCGTTTATAGCACTGTTTAGAGAGTTAGCGCCTTCAATTTGTTCTTCTAGCCACACCTCTGCCGCTTCTTCCCCATATTTCATTACTTCTGCTTTATAAAGTGCGGACGCTCTGTATTCTTCTTTGGTAGCGACTTCGTAATATTTTTTAGCTTGGAAAGCATCGTTGTACTCTCTTAACGCTTCCATGCCTTCTTTTACAGCAGTAGTGTTAGACGCATCGGACAAGTTAGATAGGTTGCGAGATAGTTTTGCTAACTCAGTATTATCGGGATGGGCCTCTCCAAACTGTATAGCGCCATTAGCGTTGTTAATCATCTGAGAACTACCAGACAATATTGTCGCTAATACCTGCTGCCTTGCGGAATCTTCGTCAGTACCTATGTAGTCCACCAGTTGTTTAGCGACGTTATAGGTAGCAGCGCCCACTATCTGTTTAAAAGAAGGGTCAGCGCCTTCCCCTGCAATGGCTTCTGCAAACTCTTGAGGCTTTTCTTTTCTATATGAGTCTAGTAACTCGCTAAAGGCGTCTAAGTATGTAACTAAATCACCGTTAGCACTGACGAACATACCCGTGTTAGGGTCTACTTGGTAAGCTCCTTCGGGGATAGGTATACCGTTAGCGTCCATTTGCTGTACAAAGTTATTTATTACCCCCTGAGTTATAGGGTTATAGTCTTGGCCTCTTCCTGAACTGTCGGTAGTTACGCCTTCATATATAGCGCCACCAATCTTTATAATATCTCCTAGGGGGGTACTATCGTCAAAAGCTACAGCTCCGGCACCAGCGGCTCTGCCCGCAGCAACAGTTACGCCAATGTCTTGCACAGCTTGTGGTAACGTGCCAACGCCCTGAACATTACCCACTTCTAGCCACTCCCCTAAAGTTTCAGGGACTGTAAAAGTTGAACCAGCTCGTTCAGCAGCGTAATCTATACCTTCTACAGTGCCGGGAATTGCACGTAGGTAGTCTGAAGCGTGGAGTGTTTCACCTGAAAGACCTTTTATGGCTGTATATGCCGCAGCCAAAGGAGCTAAAGGGGTCATCGCAACAACGTTCATTATAGGATCAAAGAAGTCATATACAGTGTCGTCGAAGTCTTTAGTACGTCTTCCAGCACGGGGTATGAGACTGCCTTCGTCGGGGTAGAAGTTAACGCTATATAAGTCGCGCTGAACGTCTATAGGTGCGGGGTCTTCTCCACTGTTGGGGTCACCAGAAGGCTTGTATAAGTACGTATTACCTTCTACCGTAACGTACCTAGGGGCGAAAGGGTCTTGTATGTCGTCAGCGTACGAATTAACTTCTGACATGTACATGCCTTCGTACTGCTCATCATCTATAACGCCTGATTTACGTAGCCCGTAAAGGTAACCTTGCCTGCCTGATACAGGTAGAAAATCGTAAGCTGCTTGAAACGCTTCGGGGTCTTCGTTTCGTAGGGTGTTTAGGTCAGTATTAAACTCGTTGTAAGTCTGAATGTAGTGGTCATCAGCAAACTCTCTAAATGCTGCTTGTGGCCCTACTCCACCATTGGCACCGCTAGTGTTAAAGTCCATCGCAGCGAAGTCATCGTGAGACTTGTTTGACAGAGTTTTTAGTTCTGAGAATACGTTATCTGGGTCTACGCCACTAGCTAAAGCGTTCTTAGCTTCTTGCCAAGTCTGAGACTTTACTAGCGAACCTCTATCTGTAAAGTCGTTAACCTGCCCTTCAAAGAACTTACGGACTAACGCTTCTCTTTCGGGGGTAAACCACTCTTGATCTTTTATGGTCTGCCCTTCAAAGGCTCTAGTATCTGCAAACAACGCATCTACATCAAAAGGAGTACCTGAAAGTTCTTCCAGCATACTGTCAATATTATCGAAGTCTATGTTTTCTATGCCACCTGCACCACCGTTCTCTATTAGGGTCTGGGTAAAGGCGGCTAGATTTTGCTCTGCGTTATTACGCGATTCTTCTATTAGACGAGTGCCAGAAGGAGCACCCCCAGCTTTTTTATAGGCTGCATAAGACTCAGGATACCACGAGGGTATAGCCATTTTACCTAGGAAAAATTCGTCTTGGTCAGGATAACGCTGGAGGCTGTACTCGTCTGACCCACGGTCTGTGTTTACCGCATCTTTCCATGCTAAGAACGCATCAGTCTGAGATAGAGGCGGCGCTACGTAGTCAAACCCTGTGTATTCGTCACCAAGGAAATCAAAGTAATTATCGGCATCTTTATCTCTAGCAGGAATCTTTACAGTCATTACGTAATCTCTAGTATGCTTGCTACCACATGTAGTCTATTTGCAGTAGCTGCGGTTACTTTTAGTACTTCTGTAGGCTGTACAACGAGGGGAGCTGTCAATAACTCTACTGTAGCATTAGCGCCGACGGCTTTAACATTAAACAGGCTGTATACAGTAGAACCGTTAGTTATGGTTACCGTTATAGTGTCTGCGTTGCCAGAGTCTTCTGATACTAATATAGACTTAACTATACCCGTAGCCGTAGCCACGCAAGTGTACAGGGTAGTGACAGCGGTTGTAGATAGGTCTGCTTTTGCATTCTTGTAAGTATTAGCCATTAGCTCATAAACCAAGTAGTAGCTTCAGCACGAAGCGCATTTGTATCGTTACGTAAAGCGTTGTCTAGCTGATTAAAGTAGATTCGCAGTACTTTGTTAAACTCTTCAAACGACGTTTGATCGTACACCTGTGGAGGGTACGGGAGAGCAGGTGCCCTAAAAGGTACGTTGTAGTTCGTAATATCTACTGCCATTATCGTCTACCGTCAGGCCGCATATCAATACGCGGAGTTCCCATCTGCCAAGTCACTCCTATAGCCGTAGATTCTACCTTGATAGATAGCTGGCGTCCACGTATCCTAGTATGTATCTGATCTGTATACACTTCTACAGGCAATATAGCACTTCTAATAACACTAGCGGAAGCGTTACCTCCAACCGAAGCGGGAGTTGTATACCCTGCCCCTGAGCTTGCCAGAGGAAGTAGGGTTATAGTAGCACTAGGAGCGCCGGACACAGAGTCGTCAAACCGCATATCAGGTAGTATCTTGTCTATATACATAAACTGATGTCCATCATCTAAGTCAAACTGAGCAGACGTTACGTATGCCGCTATAGCTGCGGTGTTAGCTGTCTCGTTGTCGTCAACGCCTTCTTCGTGGTTCACTAGATTATAGTTGTATGTAGCCGCTAGGGGGTTATTCCTAAGCCCTGAATCCAGCCATGCTGAACGAGCCATAGTACCGTAGTACCACACGCCTTCTAGGTAATTATACACCACATACCTATCCGACGAAGTAGAGTTATTCGAGCAGTAGAACCACCATATCTCGTGGTATGACTCGTTAGTCCCTGCAAATACACCGTCAAACTGTTCTTGATTAAAGTCGTCGAATATAAACTTACGTAAGTCACATTTAAGCGGCTTTGTACGTCCATCGTACATGTAGAACTTATCCCTACCCATCCAGTAAGCTACACCATTAGAGTAAGCTACGGCATTCTGAGAAGCGGTGGATATGTTCTCACCTACTAACTGTGCAGTCCATACCGCAGGAGCACCTACGTACTGTAGTGCGTATAACGCTGAGTCTGTCCACACTAGTATTTCTTGACGAGATTGTTTAGCTGCAATAATCTTTGACCCGTTAGACAGTATCAAGTCACCCGCTTGGTTAGTGGCACTAGGCGTCCAATCCAAAGCATTTTCCTGATCTGACCACCGTACAGTCATAGGATTAGAAGAAGTAGTACCTAAGTCGTTTGCGCCAAAACAAAACACAAATCGGTTTAGGTCTGAAATTAGTACTTCATCTTGTATTACTGGAACTCCTGTAGCTCCTACCTGCTGATCTAGTCTAGTAGCGCGTGTACCTACTCCATCACTGGCTTTCCACAAGAACAAAGGACTTTCGTTGTGCCCGAATATGAGGTCTTCGCCAAAGTTAGCTTGGCTCCACAAACGTATAGACTCGTTAGATGACTGGCCTACACCCCACGACCCAAAGCCCCAGCTACTAGCGCCCCATCCTTCTAAAGGAACAGCGTATTCAGGGCCGACGTTTATTTGGTATGCAGCGGTTACAGTGCCTCCCCCAGTAGCTGTGGCGTTAGCCTGACTAGGAGCTGTTATAGTGTATGAGTTTACGCCAATACCTGCTATCTGGAACTCACCGTTTAGAGTAAGCCCTCCCACGGCAGTGGCGTTGCTATAAGTAACAAAGTCTCCTACCGTGTACCCACCAGCAGCGTCTGCAACAGTTACCGTAGTAGAGCCTGACGTAGTAGTAAACGGGTTAGTTAGAGTAACGGTAGCCCTGATTGGAGTTATATCGTAGTAGTTACCCCCGTTCTCTATATAGAACTTGAGGTTAGTGCCTACACCAACGAGGTTTTGGCTACCTAGGGTAAACCAATTCCAGAGAGAACGACAAACACCTTGAAAAGTAGACGTAGATATACGCTGCCACCCCCCAATCTTTTCCGGCGTGCCTTGGCGAAACCTAATTTTATCGCATTCGTACCAACCACCCTCACTGGCGTATCTAGTATTTTCGCGGTTAACACCTGCTTTTAACTCTAATTTCTTTAGTGGCATATCACACCTGTAAGTGTTTTAGTAGCACCATACCACTGGAGTAGTCTCTCTAGTGTCTACATGAATAAAGGTTTTAGCTACGCCTATACCATTAAAGCCCATTGATTGCGCGTACTTAATGATAGCATATGCTTGGTTTCCATTGGAGATTTTGATGTCACAGGCAATTCCCCGTGCATGAGTGCCCGGATTTTTTTTGGCTGCCTCTATGCTATGGGTCTTATCCCTGTAACCACTAGTAATGATGAACGGAAAACCGCATACATGCCGTAGTTCATCTAGCTTTTCTAGGAAGTCGTTGCACATCTCATTGTTGCCCGTCTCTTGGCAATCAAAGTCTGCTCGGCTGAAGTACCTCATTTTTCTCTCTGAACGCCTTTGGTCTTCTCCACAGTACGCATAGCGCCTAGACCTAGCATACCCATCAGCACAGTAGTAAGCAGGGAGCTATCGACAGGAGGTACGGTGTACCAGATGCCAAGAATAGGAGATAAAATAGTAGAATACATTAAGGCAAATCCACATATCCAGCCAATAGCAGGTCTCCAGCCAGCGACAAACATGTTCTTGTGTGCAGCCTCAACCTTGTTAACTTCCAACTGGCCCTTGGCTAACTCTTGAGCATGGCGTTCTGCCATTGTACTGATCTCGTGAGACAACTTAGCCTTAACATCTTTGTCTAATATAAACTTGTCTAGCAGGTTAGAAACTGGGCCTATCAATGCTTGCAACATATTATTGTATCCACTTTGAGACAGCAAATATGGAGATGATCATGGGGTACATCATCCATAACATGCGTTCTAGTTTATTAAACCTTTCTGTGCCATCATCAAGCCTACGTTCGATGTTGGAGTAGCGTTCAGCACATAGGGTTTCATGCGCTTCCATGCGGGTGATAGTATCTTCGGCCATATTAGAATCCATAATAGTAGGCTGCGGCAAACGCTGCTAACAAGAGCAGGCCACCGCATATGTTTTTAACAATATCTTCATGCTTAGATTGAAGTCTAAGTTTAGCTAGGCGTTGTTTCTCTAGCTTATCCTTATGATCAATAAGAGAACGATGCTGTATGGCAAGCATGTCACGCCAGACCTCACGGGGTGTGATCTTTTTTAACGCCTTCTCTTCTTCACGAATAGCACTCTTAGCCCATGCCAACTCAAGAGCCTCGCCCTGAGTCAGTATATGGTCACCAGTTTTAGCAGCCTGCTCGATAGTTTCTACTGCTGCTTTAGATTCAGTCAGCGTAGAGAAGATACCAGCAATGTCAGACAGGTGACTACCAGATTCTTTAACAGTTTTAATACCTGCGTTAAGAGTCTTTAAGGCACCTACTACTAAACTGATCTCTGCAATCATTCAGATTCTACCCACAAACAAGTGTCTTCATCTAACGTAGCATTCTCGCTAGGCTGTGGAGCGTAAAAGGCATCACGACTTGCATCATAGACGCTACCAATCCCAGCATAATTTTTACGCAGTGGAGTGCCACCGTTTGCATGAACACCACCGTAGGTATTATAAGAAGTCTGAACCCATGTGCCTTCTTGAGTATCTATAAAGTCTTGTTCAGCAACAATAACTATTTCAACTATACCGTCTACAACTTTAGCAAAATGGCTCATGAGGTATAAGTTCCTGAAGAATTAAACGTATGGTAAGTATACCCACCAGCAGAAGTTACTGTGCCGCCGGAGCCTATTTGACCACCCGCATATCTAATAATGACAATCCCAGAACCGCCTGAACCACCATTGTAAGATTGACTACTGCCTGCTCCTCCTCCACCGCCTGTGTTTACTGTCCCACCAGCGCCGTCTGCAAAAAATCTTGCGTCACCACCACCTCCTGTACCACCAGAGCCAGGGAAACCGCCACCTTGCTCACTTGCACCGCCACCGCCACCAGCGCGAGTAGTACCCTCTAACCATGCAGAGCCATTACCGCCATTGCCGCCGTAGTCATACCTTATAGGTACAAACCCAGCAGTCCCAGCACCACCGCCACCACCCCCGTAAAAATTCCCATTTCCATCAGAACCCGCGTTGCCCTGTCCAGCAGTTCCAGCCGCACCAGATTTCACATAAATTGCTGTGCCACCTCCTCCTGACCCACCTACAACAGCGGCTATTCCACCCTGATAACCAGTGCCGCCTCTGCCGCCTCCTATGGAGGTTATGTTTAAAGTGCCGCCAATAGATGAAAGATTACCATTATTACCAGCTTGGCCGTTTCCACCACCACCTGCGCCAACTGTAACAACATGGCTGACCCCTGTAGCTAAAGTTGCAGTTAAAGCCCTATAGCCTCCTGCGCCACCGCCACCGCCTTGTTTAAAACCGCCTGAACCACCTCCAGCAATTACTAAATACTCAATATCATATCCAGAAGCGCCACGACCAACAGCTTTACCTATAGAAAAGACACTTACATTAGCACTAATCATTTACAGCACCATTGCGTGAATGCCAGATGCAGCAGTGCCTGTACTAAGAACTCGTTTAACAGAGCAGATTAAATAAAAGTTATCAGGAACAGTAACTGTGCGAGACACGCCATACATATTATGGAATGTAACAGCACCACCTGTTGTAATGTACAGGCCAATAGCAATGTTATCAGTGCCTACGTTGTCAGCATTATCATTAGGAGTTACTGGAACCATGTCATACACGCTACCATTTAACTGCCCGCTTACACCTTGGAATGGATCACTCATTTTGAAACCTCACAATATAAATTAATTAGTTAATTGGCTACGCAAGTATGCACACTCAAGAGCAAGTGCTTCTTCATAACGTACACCATAACGGCTTACAGTCGGATATTCTTCTCCATCAGCTAATGCAATAGACTCGTCATCCCATTCATCATAGCAAAGCAGACCGTAAGCAAATGCGTCTAGACCTTCAGCTTCAAAAGCAGCTTTAACCTGTTGTGCAATTAAACCAAAGTGCCAGCGAGCGTCATCACCTTTAATCTCTACAGCGTCATTCCACTTGTACTGTACAAAATTAACATTGGCCCATGCTCTTAGTACCGCAGCATCAATGGTTCCTATCTGTTGCTTCTCTCGCTCATCAGATGTATTGATAGTAGCGTTTCCAGCAAAGATTTCTGACCATCTATAAGTGGCATTGCCACATTTAACAGCATTGTCGTGAGTAGCGCGGAAGGAATTAGTTTCAATAATAATTCCCTGTACTGCTTGCTGGTTCCAAAGGTTTAACTTGCCTTCTAATTGACTAACAGTATTCTCTAGCCAATCTGTACCCCAGTCTTTAATAATAATTTGTGCCATAATAATTCCTAGTAAGTCTGGATTGAATGCTCAACGATTTTGTATTTAAACTTTACAATTGAGCCAGGTTTAATTGTAAAATTGCCAAGACCAGCAGCAACAAGGTTGTGCAAATAAACATTAAACGTACCACTTTGATTTCCACCACTAGTATTAGTAGCAATTATTTGCCTAAAGTTCATAAGACCTGTGCTGTCTAACACTGTGCTAAAATTAGAATCCAGTCTTAACACTAATCCTTGAACGCCTACGCCTGTACCACCTGTAGGAAACTCTACTTCATATACAATTAACTGCTGACCTGCTTTATTTCCTGCCGAATCAGTGCTTCCAGTTAAAAAATAAGGAATGCTAACAGCTAAATTAACATTACCGCCTTGAGCTATGACGCTAGGGAAAGTGAGACACTGCACATACTCTGTAACGCCACGCTGCACTAACGTACCAGTGCGACCAGTAATAATGTTGTCTGTAGTAATAACACCAGAAACAGCCTTAGATGTGCCAAAACTTGCAGCAGCAATAGCCACTACACCTACACAAGTAATGTTACAGTCAACATTAATAGACTCGTTATCGTAGGCAATTAATCCTGTGCGGCTTCCCTTGGTGTAGCCAGGAGACATAATGTTAGTAGCAAAGTCTACAAAACGGTTGCCGTATACTTGAGCGCCATCGCCTAAACATCTTTCAATCATGCCACCACTAACGCTAACTGTTTCAGAATTGTAAATTAATAGACCAGTCTGCACAGTGTTAGTAACTAATCCAGCACGAACAAAGTCGCAGCCAGTAATAGTTAGCTGAGAAATGCTGTGGAAATAGCAGAGAGTAGAACCTGACTCAAAGAAGTGGCTATTAGATATGTTGATAAAATTACTGATCTGATTTGAACCACCGCCTACGTCATACATAGCAGACACATAGCTACGATAAATAATAGCGTTGTTCATTACTAGACCGTCTAGGCTAGTAGTGTGTATACCGTAGTTCATCTTAATCAAAGATATGTTTGATACAGTATAGTCAGCAGCAGCATCTTCAGCTTTAATAAAGTAGTTACAATCTTTAGCAGTAAGGTTCTGCATAAAAGGTTTAACAGCAAGAATACCTGTAGTATTAAAGATACACTTGTCTAAATTCATAAAGTCTAAGCGATCTAATACAAGCTCTGCTGTTTGATTCATGTTAATCGCATGAGTGTTAGCAGGGAATACAGGAGGAGCGCCGTATGCAGCATTAGAGATACTGCTAGATGCAAATGACATCTCTTCAATAGAGCAACCAAACGCTGTTACGTTAGTACCCTTGTTGAATGAGAACGCTGTAACTCCATTGCTTACTCGTATCAGAGTAGCACCTGACCCAACCTGACTTGCTGAAGTAGTGTAACCGTTAAAGTTGTATCGTCCTGCACCTAACAAGCGAACCCCTTTAGTAATTAAAACACCAGTAGTAATTCTAAAGGTGCCTTCAGGAATAAGAACAGTACCACCATTAGGGATGCTGTTAATTGCCCGTTGTATTGCTGGGCCATCATCGGTAACTCCGTCACCCACTAGTCCAAAGTCTGAAGCACTTACGTTAGCCCCAGCTATCATTCTGTTTGTTGCTTTAGTTAACGCCATTTTATTCTCCTAGAATGGGCTTTGTTGCTGGGAACAAATCTGTGGAGGGCCATGCTCTCAGGCTCTCTCTATACAATATGTAAGCTGCACGTTGCGGGTGGTCTGACAATGGTACGATGTAGTCTGAAGATGACAGTTCCATATCACGCCACATACGGCCAGCTTCTGCTGTTGTTGGCTCTGGTGCTGTAGGCTCTACCCAAAGCTCATAATGCTCAAAGTTAGCTTCAACAAACTCAGCGTCTGCTTTAATGTGATTGGTAACATTACCATCAGCATCTTTAATTATATATCTCATTTTTCTCTCCTTATGCTGGTAAGTATTCCTCACCTC